CACGGATGATGTCGGCGGTGTCATCCAGCCTCACTGGCTTGCGGGTGAGCATGCCCGCCAGCATGCGCTCAAGGCGGATGTAGTACGGCGGACAGACGCTACGGGATAGGCGGTTGTCGTAGGACTCGTCTAGTTCGCGGGGCTCCTGCGGCAAGTAGCGGCGATGCTTCTTGCGCATGCCATACGTGCCCTGCAGCAGATCCTCAATCAGCAGCCAATGCGGCTCCTGCGCATACCAATTCGTATTGGGGTCGTTGACCTTTGCTACGGTGCGCTGCGCTAGCGGCCGGTCATAGAAGTTGTAACCGCTATACACGAGCGCTAACCGCTGAGAATGCCATCAGTTTACGGCTTCAGTCATTGATGGGCTGTCTAGTAGAGCCTGATGCCAGTGCTGCGGCCAGCACCGGCGTGCAATGGGTTGAACTCACGCCACACCAGGTAGCCGAGCGCGTCGTTCATGTGATCGAACCCTGCATCCTTGTCAGGTTCGCCCTTGTCGCTGTAGCACTGCAGCTCTAGGCATTCGATCACGCGGCGGCAACCCTGCGCCACCTGCAGCCGCACCTGCCCTTTGCCGTTCTCCAGCAGCGCCTGCACAGCTGATACCCGATCGCGCACTGGCGGGTTGCTGCGTGGTGACTGGTTTGACATGCCGTAGGACTCCAGGATCTGGATGTCGGTTTGGCTGGCGTTGGTGCTGCGGCTGCCGCCGCTTGCGTCTGGGTAGATGTAGATCTGCTGCTGCGGGTGCCGCCTGCGGATCTCTTGCGCCAATGCGTCGGTGTCATGCGCACCGGCGATCTCGTCAATCACCAGCAGGCCATTGCCAAGCCGCACGGCGATCACGGCAGACATGTTGCCCACGTTGAAGTCAATACCAACGCGGATTGGCTCGCGGGCGACGTCCGGCACTGTGGCGGCAACATGCTTTGCCCGATTGAACCTGTCATATACCTGCCCAGTCGTCAGGTTGACGAACTCGCCGTCGAGGTATGCCCGCAGCAGGCTCGGGTCGTAGTTCGCCTGCAGCCGTTCGATGAAGTCCGGTGGCAGGTGTGGATTGTCCGCCGTGCGCATTTTGATTAGCTGCCGGTCTGGCCGCTGCTTGGCATCATCGCTGCCGAATGTGTTCCACATCCACCGGAAGCCCTCTGGCGTTGATGCCGCGCCAAACTGCCGCACATTGCCCGAGCGCAAACGGCCGAGGATCTTAGGGAATGCCTTGTTAGCAATGCTGGGCGTCACGGTGTCGATCTCATCAGCCAGCACCCATGCAAGGTTCAGACCGATAATGCGCGACCAGTTCTCAAAGGATCGGCACAGGATCTTGGTATCGCCGCCCGGCAGGTGCAGCATGTACTCCGGCAGCGGTGACGCGCGAAATGTGTACGGGATGTCGTACGCCTCTAGGAACGCCTCAAAGTCCGTCTGCCAGATGTCCCGGATCAGCGGTCCGGTCGGCTCCATCACGCAGCCAATGAAGCCCTGATTGACTGCCGCCAGCATCACGGCCTTAGCGCATAGCGCCCTGGTCTTGCCAGCGCCATAGCCCGCACTGATGCCAAGGATCTGCGTTGCGGTGTCATCTACGAACGCAAGCTGCCCAGGGTGGAGGTCGCTGCGGATGCGGGCCAGCAGGTCAGCAGTGTCCTCGGGCGTCTGCTGCTGCATGAATGACAGCAGCGGTACTGGTTCGCAAATGCCGCTGACAATGCTCACGACATCTCAAACCGCAATAGCCGAGCTTGCTTCTCTACGGCAGTCATGGCTAGACCGACTTGGTTGTTCTCGCGTGCAATGCGTTCGTAATCCTGCAGCCGCGCCAAGGCGGCCTCTAGCCATTGAGGCCGCTCCAGCTCGGCGTCAAGCGCTATTAACTTACGCGCTTCAGCCAAATAATCACGCACTTGACGTTCGCTTACTCCCCACTTTTCGGAACCGTACTGAACAATTTGATTATGATTCCATGCGCGCAAAAGCAAACCATAAACCTCATTAACCCGGTTTTGGATCTCGTCTTTGGTGCTTTTGCGCGCCATTGTATTACTCCCGGATTTGGACTGGCATCACCAGATAAGTCTGGCCGATGACGACAGGCGAGGTAGATGTGTTGGCCTGGATGGTAATCATAGTGTCAGTGTATCCCTTCAGTCCATCCATAAGGTAATGGACGTTGGCGGCCAGCTGCGGCAGCTTGCCATCACATGCGACGGATTCAGCGCCGCTGCTGGTTTCGGATTCGGCGGTCACTTCAATGGCGCCAGCCTTGACGGTCAGTCGCACGATGTCATTAGGCGAGACGCACGCGATCCGCTCCAGTGCCGCGAGCAGCGCTTCACGGTTGCAGGTGGCCAGGGTCTTGAAGGTGGCAGGGATCAGCTGCTGCACTGATGGGTAGGTGCCATCCAAGGTGCGGGTGATCATGCGCGTGGCCGTATCGAGCTGGATTGCGACGTGGCCGCCATCGACGGCAAAGGACGCAGGGTTCCGCACCTGAGCCATAGCCCGAGCAGGGATCACTACATCCATGTCCGGCGCATTGCAGGCCAGCGTGCGCGATGCGAGCCGGTGGCCATCGGTGGCTTCCATGCGCAGCTCCTTGCCGTCGGATACCAAGTGAATGCCCGTAAGCACCTGCTTCGATTCATCAGTGCTGGCTGCCACCAGCACCGCAGCCAATGGCGCCGCCAGGTCGATCGCAGCGCCATCAGCAGCCGCCACTGCGGGCAGGCCGGGGAAATCATCCGCAGGCGCCGCTGAGAGGCTATAGGAGCCGCCTGCGGTGGCCAGTGCGACGCGATCACCGTCAAGGGTCAACGACACCACGCTGGCGCCATCCAGTCGGCCTGTGATGTCCGCCAGCAGGCGATGCGGCACGACGGTCGCGCCAGCAGTGTCAACCATGGCATCGATGCTGGTCTGTATGCCGATGCTCAGGTCATAGGCGGTGAGCTGCAGCTTCCCGCCATCAGCGCGGAGCAGTACGCCAGAGAGGATCGGATGCGTCTTGCCATTGCCGACGGCACGCGCCACAGCACGCAGCGCACGGCTGAGGTCGGATTGGGTGCAGGTGATCTTCATTGAGCAGCAGCTTCAGAAAGGGAACAAAGGATGCCGTCGCAGTCGGCTTGGAATGATGCCACCAGCTCCAGCGGGATGGGGCGGTCATCGTCCTGCGCGTTGTCGCGAATGGCATCGGCATAGGCGCGTGCCAGTACCAGGGTGTCGTGCAACCGGTTGATCACCGGCGATTGCTTGGCGGGAATGTCAATGGTGTCCATGGTGCAGCCGTGTGGCCAGTGCAACCCTACTCCGCCGTGATCCATCCTGCAACAAACCTAACAGACCTAACGCATTCCTAACGGGCTCTGTTAGGCGCAAACCCCTTGCCAGCACTGGGTTCTGTCCCTTACCTAACAGACCTAACAGAAAAAGGTATAGATACATATGAGAGAAGACCTTACCTACTGGGTAGGGGGTACTACTCCTCTCTATAAGGGGGTCTTCCGAAAATCCGTTAGGACCGTTAGGTTCGTTAGGAATGAGTGGTGGACTGGGTTTTGGGCCTAACCAGCGCCTAACAGACCTAACAGCTCGATGCTCATTTGCACGGCACGGCTGGTTCCGCCGCCACCTTTGAACCAAACAGCGCCGGTCTTCACCGCACCTGGCAGGCGCGCCAGCACGATCGGCCAGCAGTTGCTCCATGCCGTATCGGAGAGCATGTGAGCGATGGCGTTAGCCGTGTTGCTGACGATCACGCAGCCGTCCTCAGCCTTAATGCCATGGCGTCCGAGCACGTTCTGCGCCTCGGTGGGCGTGACATGCGGATCACTGCCGCGGTGCAGTGCCAGCTCCACCAGCTCTGCGATGGTGCGCGTGACGGTGCGGTCACCTTCGACGCGAAGCTGGTGCTGCAGGATGGTCTGCAGGCAGCGGCGCTCGTCTGGCACCTCAACGGCCTGGCTGTAGGCCGTCCAGTCGTTCTGCTCGATCAATGCCCATGCCTGCTCGCGGGTGACTACATCACGCGACTGCAGCGCCCATGCACCGGCCAGCAGGGTGCCGTATTGATCGCCAAGGCGCTGCGAGTCAAACGCCTCGGCCGCGGCCTTGACAAATACCTTGACCGACTGGCGGATGGTGGGAATAAGCGCGATGGTGCGCGCAATCAGGCGCTGGCCGACCTGTTCGGAGATGAAGCGATCCAGGTCGCGGTCCAACGCCTCCCAGTGCGCGGTGCGTTCATCCTTTGGCAGCTCGGCCGGGTTGCGGAGCGTGAGCTGGGCAAAGCGGGACTTGTCGGCACCCTGCTTTAGAGCAGTGGCGATGCTGCTCATCAGGAACATGGAGCGGATGGTGTAGCGCTGCGTGTCACCTTCTGGCGAGCCCTTGAGGGTATGGGCGCGGCTTTCGCTGCTGGCGACACGTGCAAGGCCGAGCACTGCTTGCATCCGCTGCTGATCGTTGCGCTCATTGCTCTCGGCTTCATCGAAGACCACTGGCAGCGCATCAGCGCGCAGGGCCTGCCGAATGCCGGGTTCGGTGGTGTTACCGGCCACGATGAGGCCCATGTCGCCGAGCAGTGGGGTGACATAGCGGCCGAGCACTTCGGACTTACCGGAGCCGGATCCTGCGGTCAGCCAGGCATGTGGCCGCCAGTCGAGCGCGCCGCAGATGGGTGCAAGCGTGACCCAGCCAGCCAGCAGCATCCCGGATGCTGGCACCTCCCACAGGAAGCGCTCAGCAAGGTCAAGCACCTGGAAGGCTGCGTCGTCATCCAATGGCTGCACGCCGGATGGGCCCTGCAAGCGGCTGAGGCGCTGGTAGACGTAGCTGCTGCCGCTGATGCCATCGCATACGGTGCGACTGGCTCCATCAACGATCAGCTGATCGCCGAGGTGCAGGACTGATCGACCGCCATCCCACCATGCACCGCGGCCGCGGATGCGATCGGGAGAGTAGACACCAGCCGCGGCCTGCTGGGTGAACATGCTGCTGGCTGCTGCCGTCCAGTTGACGCCTGTCTTAGATGGGTACAACGTCTCCCAGTACGACAACGGCGCCAGCGCGCAGAGGTTGGTGCCGGTGTGACTGCTGCGCGATAGGCGGCAGACCTGCCCGGTGCTGATCGGCTGGTAGTAGTAGCCATCGCCGTCAAAGCCAAGGCAGGCAAAGTGCTCACCAGCGGCTGGCAGTGGCTCGGGGTCTGGCTGCGCTATCGGATCAGGCGGCTCAGGCGCGGCGGTTGGCGCCTCGATTGGCGGTGAGCGGTTGGCCTTGAGGTAGGCGGCGGCTTCGGCTGGCGTCCATGTGGCATCCGCAAGATCCCAGCCATCGGCGACGCCATCTGGTGTGGTGACGATCCGCACCTGCGCGACGCCGATCGACAGGAGACGCCCTGCCAGCTTGACCATCGCCTGACGGCCGACGTCATCAGCATCAGGCCATAGCGTGCAGCGCCGCCCGGCCAAGGGTGACCAGTCGGCCTTGTCGATCGCTTTGCATCCCGATGGCCATGTGGCGACCGCGGCCGATGGGAACAGGCGCGTGGCAGCGTCGGCGGTCTTCTCACCTTCAACGATCAGCACCGGCGCATCAGCGGCCCGCCGCGCCCAGTAGAGCGGCCGCGGCGCTGGCGGTGCCTTCCATCGCCAGCCAGTGCCGTCGTACCAGAGGGGGCGGATCTTCTTACCGGGGAACCGGCACACGATGAAGGTGCTGCTGTATTGCCAGACATGCTCTGCGCCGGCAGTCGGTGGATCCGGCACTACCGATAGATGCTGCTCAATGCGCTGGCACGCTTCGGCATACGGCCAGCCGGTGATGCGCGTGAGCAGATCCATGCCATTGCCGCCCCCGCCGGCGCCATCCTTTCCGCCGCACTGGTTGCAGAACCAAGAGCCGCTGCCGTCCTTGTCGTCGAAGCGGTAGCGATCACTGCCGCCGCAGCATGGGCAAGGCTGATGCTTGTCGGTGAGCTGATCAGCCGTAAGGCCGCCCAGCGCCGCCAGCAGGTCCGGCCACCTGCCGCGGGTGAGGTCTTGGATGGTCATTGCTTAAGCGCCCGCTCCAGCAGCACGCGGATCGCCGTTGCACGCGACATGGCATCACCTCGCCAGGCATCCAGCCGCCGCAACAGCTCAGGCGTCAGGCGCACGGGTGTGGGATGGGCAAGACGCATCAGCTCGCGGTGGGGGCTTGCGGACTGTAGCCGCCGCTGCTACGGTCAGCAAGCCCGCATGGTGCCATGTCTTACAGCGATTTCCTCCAATCCAAATCCACCGCCTGCCCACCTGCTGGCTTTGACCCGCAGCAGTTCACGGCGCCGCTGTTCCCGTTTCAGCGGGACATCGTGACCATGGCCTGCCGCGTTGGCAGGTTCTGCATCTGGGCTGATTGCGGCATGGGCAAGACCGCCATGCAGCTGGAGTGGGCATCACAGGTCTGCCGTCATGCCAAAGGCAATGTGCTGGTGCTGGCGCCTCTAGCAGTGGCGCATCAGACCGTGCGCGAAGGCGGCAAGTTCGGCATCCCATGCGCCTTTGCTGCCACGCAAGCCGATGTCAATCCAGGCATTACCATTACGAACTACGAGAAGCTGAGCCACTTCGACCCAGCCGCCTTCGACGGTGTGGTGCTCGACGAGAGCAGCATCCTCAAGGCTTACACCGGCAAGATCCGCACTCAGATCATCGAGTCATTCAGCAACACGCCCTACAGGCTGGCCTGTTCAGCAACGCCAGCGCCGAATGATCACATGGAGCTGGGCAATCATGCCGAGTTCATTGGCGTGATGACCCGCACCGAGATGCTGGCGATGTTCTTCGTGCATGACGGCGGCGATACCAGCAAGTGGCGCCTCAAGGGTCATGCGCAGTCCAAGTTCTGGGAATGGGTCTGCAGCTGGGCGGTGACCATCCGCAAGCCGTCAGACCTTGGCTATGAGGATGGCGATTTCATCCTGCCGGAGCTGCGCATTTCCGACTGCACGGTTGAGACGCCGCGTGATGCCGTGGCTGATGATGCCGGCCAGATCCCACTGTTTGCCATGGAGGCGCGCACACTGAGCGACCAGCGCCAAGTGCGGAAGGCGTCGCTTCAGATGCGCGTTCATGCAGCCGCTGCACTGGCCAATGCCAGCACTGAGCAGTGGTTGGTGTGGTGTGATCTCAACGACGAATCAAAGGCGCTCGCCGCCAGCATTGATGGCGCAGTTGAGGTATGCGGCGCCGATTCTGACGATCACAAGCGTCGCGCTGCGATCGACTTTCAAGATGGCAAGATCCGCGTGCTGGTCAGCAAGCCGAGCATCTTCGGATTTGGCTTGAACTTTCAAGGCTGCCACAATGTCGCATTTGTTGGCCTGTCACATAGCTACGAGGCTTTCTACCAAGCCATCCGCCGCTGCTGGCGATTTGGGCAACAGCATCCTGTCAACGCGCACATCATCTACGACATTGGCGAAGGTCGCGTGATTGAGAACATCCGCCGCAAGGAAACGGACAGCATCCAAATGGCCGAGGCAATGGTTCAAATCATGAAACAGCAAACCATGGAACAACTCAAGAAGATCCAGCGCCAAGTGATGCCGCACATCACCGAACACAAGACAGGCGACAACTGGCAGATGTATATGGGCGATTGCGTTGAGAGCATCAAGCAACTCGACGGTGACAGCATTCACTACAGCATCTTCAGCCCGCCGTTCGCGTCGCTTTATACCTACTCAAATAGCGACCGCGACATGGGCAACAGTCGCAACGATCAGGAGTTCTTTGATCACTTCGTTTACTTGGCCAATGAGCTGCATCGCGTGATGATGCCCGGCAGACTGATCAGCTTCCATTGCATGAACCTACCCAGCAGCAAAGAGCGCGATGGGTTCATTGGCGTGAAGGACTTTCGCGGCGACATGCTGCGCATCTTTCAAGCTGCTGGCTTCGTGTTCCATTCCGAGGTCTGCATCTGGAAGGATCCGGTGACCGCCATGCAGCGCACGAAAGCGATCGGGCTGCTCCACAAACAGATTCGCAAGGACTCGGCCTTGAGCCGCCAGGGCATCCCTGACTATCTGGTAACGGTGCGCAAGCTTGGCGACAATCCTGAGCCGTGCGCTGGACCGTTTACTGAGTTCGCTGGCGAGGATCCACCGGCCAAGACTGGCGATGCGATCAAGGACAGCATCAACATCTGGCAGCGCTATGCCAGCCCGGTGTGGATGGACATCAACCCATCGGACACGCTCCAATACCGCAGCGCTCGCGCCAATGAAGATGAGCGGCACATCTGCCCGTTGCAGCTGGAGGTGATCCGTCGCGGTCTGCAGCTGTGGAGCAATCCCGGCGACGTGGTGCTGAGTCCATTCGCCGGTATCGGCAGCGAGGGTTATGTCAGCTTGCAGATGGGGCGGCAGTTTGTCGGCTTCGAGCTGAAGCCCAGCTACTTCAACTGCGCAGTGAAGAACCTGACCGCAGTCGAATCGCATAAGCAGGGAGAGCTGGTGTGACCCTCCGCCCCTACCAGCAAAAGATGGTGGATGACATCCGCCTTCAATATCAAATGGGCAAGCGCAGCGTGCTGGCGGTGCTTAGCACCGGTGGCGGCAAGACCCGGATTTTTAGTCATATCGCTGATGCCGCCAGCCGCAAGGGCAACCGCGTGCTAATCCTTGTGCATCGCGCGGAGCTGCTGGACCAGGCCAGCCGCAGCCTGCCGATGCACCATGGCATCATCGCCGCCAATCGCGCCATGGACCTCAGCCATGCGGTGCAGGTGGCCAGTGTGCAAACTGTGGCGCGGCGGCTGCACCGGCTGCCGCGGGACATGTTTCAGCTGATCGTGGTGGATGAGGCCCACCACACCACAGCTGGCACGTGGGCGCGGACACTGGAGCACTTCAACAGCGCCAAGCTGCTTGGGGTGACGGCAACGCCAATCCGCGGTGATGGCCGCGGCCTTGGCGAGCATTACCAGGCCATGGTTGAAGGCCCTAGCGCGCAGTGGTTGACCGATAACGGCTACCTGGCGGCTGCGCGGGTGCTGGCACCGCCGGGATTCAGCGCTGCTGGGATGCGCAAGCGAATGGGTGACTTCGACCAGCGGGATGCGGAGCAGCAGGTGCGGGCGATCCATGGCGACTGCGTAAGCCACTACAGGCAGCACCTAAGCGGCCAGACCGCCATCGCGTTCTGCTGCAGCGTCGCTCATGCTGAAGCGGTGGCGGCACTGTTCCTGCAGGCCGGCATTCCGGCCGCCAGCATCGACGGCAGCATGGATGCCGTCACCAGGCGCCACCTGCTGAAACAGCTGGGCGCTAACAAGATCAAGGTACTGACTTCTTGCGCATTGATTGGCGAAGGCGTGGACGTGCCGAGCGTGGGCGGCTGCATCCTGCTGCGGCCTACGGCCAGCGTGGGGCTGCACTTGCAGATGATCGGCCGGTGCTTGCGGCCATCCGGCAGCAAGGTGGCTGTGGTGCTCGACCATGTAGGCAACTGCCTGCGGCTGGGCCACCACCTGGAGCCGCGCGAGTGGACGCTGGAGGGGCTCAAGAAGCAAGACCGCGAGAAGGCGCCCAGCGTCAAGGTCTGCCCCAAGTGCTACGCCGCA